GAGCAACTACTTGCAATAGCAATTAGTGCAAAAAGGACAATTTTCCATAGTTTCATTATTTTAATTTTATTTTCTACCTGTTCCTTGAATAAAAGGGAAATTACCACTTGTTCTATTCGTAGCACCAGGATTATTTCTTTTAACTCTATCAAAAAATGCTTTATTTAATCCAGTTGTAGAATGAAATTTATCCATATAAGATCCCTTAGGGTAACCAGTTACGCCTTTAACTGCTTTAGCTCCTTTTACAACTCTTCCTAATGGAAAAAAAGAAGCCGCTACACCTAAAGCTTTACCGAAAGATTCCATCATACCACTTCTGGTAGTATTTCTTTCACTATCACTTTGTATATTAGGGTCTGTACTAAGTACATCATGCCTTGTTTGTTTTAGAGGTTGTTTAAATGCCATAATTTTATTATTTAATTGTTTTATTTTAAAAATACTGAATATACTTTTATTTTAGGGTTAGGAGTATTTAATAATCTTTTTTCAAGTATTTCAGGTTCTTGTTTTTTATCATCACTCAAATATTTAGGGTTTTTACTATTTAGTTTTCTTTTTTTCACGTAATTCTATTATTTTATTTATTCTATCATTTTCTAAACGTAAAGCTCTAATATCTTTTTTACTTAAACCTAAACCTTCTAACTCTGTTACTTGTTCAGCTTTTGTTAATTCTCTTATTTTATCTTGAGTTTTCATTAACTCAATTTCTTCATCAGATTTACCTGCAAATCTTTTTTCATCTTCTAATCTTTTCTTTTCTTCTTTTTCTAATCTTTTCTTTTCTTGTTTTTCCCTTCTTTTTCTATCGGATATTTCAAGTCTTAATTTATCGTGTTCTTCATTTGGAATATTTAAATCCCAAGGTCTATAACCTAAGGTTAAAGCAACTCTTTCAAGAGTGGAATTTCTTTTATCTAACATTTCTACTATTCTTGTAACCTCATCTGTCATTCTAGCAAGAGGTATGTTAGTTCCTCCTTCTACAAGATTACTAAAAACTTGATATTTAGGACTTAAATTAACTTTACCATCTATAGTTACATCCCATCCTCTTTCTTCTATAAGAGCTTTATTATAATCTTCTCCTTTAAGTGAATTGTTAATTTTTCTAATTTTAGATCCAACAGTAGGCATTAAGTTCATTATTTCTACTAAAATATTAGCATTATCTTTTGCAAATGGATCTTTACCTTGTTCTTTATAATAAGACATAACAACATTTTTCAATGTATCTACAAACGCTCCATAAATACCAGAACCTCTTAATAATGTAGAAATCATATTGTTAATAGTTCTAATTTGTTTATTTCTTTCTCTTTGAGCTTTCTTATCCATTTCTTCTTCTTCTTCATCTTCCCATCCTGGTAGTAATGTAAATAAAGCGTTAGCTAATGCAACAAACACAAAGTTTTGTATTACCCCATAATAAGATATTCTACTTATATATGTAGCGTCGCTTTGCGCTTGTGTTAAACCAGGTATTCTTCTTCTATTTACAAAATCTTTCATGTCTTTAACTATACTTCTTGTATATTGACCTGGCGTATTTTGAAAAGCTAATATCCATCTACCCATTGTAGTTGCTTGATCTTGAGACAATAATCTAGGGTCAGCTGATTGTTGGAATTTTTCTGTAGTTTCAGAAAACTTTTCCCAAGCTTTAGCTTCAGCTTCTTCTTTACTAAATCCTTGTTTTTCAAAAGCAATTGCGTTATTTCTATAATAAGGAGCACCACCTAAAGCAATAGCCATTGCATCAGCTGCTCTAGTAAATGTAAATCCAACTTTTAATAAATACTGTAATAAAGCTTGAGGTTTATTTTTAGCGTTTCTTAAAGCGTTTGCTATTTCTGACTCTTCAATACCTCTTCCTTCACCAGCAAATCTTTGTTTAATTTTAGGGCTAGTTAAGATAGTATACATATCTTTAGAAAGTTGTTTAACATCTAATATTCTTTGACCTATAGCAAATATATTATTTTCTTGAAAATTAATATAGTTAAACATAGATAACAACTGAAATGAGGCAGATCTAACATTCATAAACATTATAGCTCCTACAGAATTACTAATCCATTGTGTAGCTGCTGCAGTAGCTCTATCCATACCTTGTTTTCTGTTTGTACCAGTTGTCATACGGTATAAAGAATTTTCTATTGCTTCTCTTAAATAAATACCATAAGTTGCTTCTATTTTATTTAAGTTTGATTCAGAAAATATTTCATTTGAATTATTTATAAATTCTTGTAAAAATTGTTTTCTTCCAACTTTATGACCAAGATCGTAAATATCTTTTAATAAGTCTGATGTATCCCAATAAGCATCAGGTTTTACCCAATTATCTTGTTTACTTAAAGCAGTTAATCCATTAGCAAACTCTAGTAAGTTAGGGTTAGATTGAACATGTTTAACTATTGCTGTTCTATCTCTTTTGCTTAATCCAGGTATATCGTAACCAGCTTTATCCCATAAATAAATTCTTAAAGCTTGGTCATTAGTATAATTTAAACCTTTAATTTTATTATATAAAATACCTGCAGTATCAGGCATTAATTTTTTTAAAGCTGCGTAATCATCTTTTAATTGTTGAGAATATACTTCCATTTTAGCAATACCTCTAGCATATGGTTTTACTAAATTATCTTCAAAAAATCTTTTTTGTTGTTCTCCTTTTCTTCCTCTACCTAAAAAATTATAATATAATAATTCAAAATCTTGTGCGCCAGGACCCATAAAAAACTTAGATATTCTACCTTTATTTCTACCTACTCTTCTAGCGACAATTTGTGAAAATCTTTTTTTAGCAGCAATACCTTTTACTTCTTCTAAAATTATATTAAAATCTTTATTTAAATCTTTAGGTGCTGTTGGAACTAAGTCAGGATTATCTGTTATAGCTGTTTCTCCTTTTTTTATTTCTTGAGCTTCTTTAAATTCAGCATAAATTATTTGTAAACTTTTAAGCTCATTAGAAGGATTCATTTCTGTATTTGGTAAAACCCAATGTAAATTAGGATTTTGAACAATATTGTAAACTTCTTCAACTGGTTGTTCGCTAATTAATCTAGAAACTCCTGTTCCTTTTTTTGAATCAGCAGTATTTGCTTCTATTTTACTTACAATACCTCTAGCAATTCCTTTTTTTAATTCATTTATATTAATAGTAGGATTATAATTAGGATTTTTAGCAGCCCATTTTATAATTTCCATTATATATCTTGTTGTGGCAAGAGATTTTGAATAATGCTCATCATGAGTTCCATCTTCTTTTAATATAGATGGATCAGTAAAAGACATTAATGGAATTAATTTTCTAACAAAATGGCCTTGATAATTTGATTGTAAACTAACTATGTGAGTTAAACCATTAGCAAGCTCAGGATGTTTTTGAGCTACATTAACTAATGCTTTTATTAAATTATCTAGAACCTCTAATTTAGCTTTGTTTTCTGTGTTTACAGTTTTTTGTAAATCTTTATCTGTTTTTAAACCTTCTAATTTACTAACAACTTTTGAGTCACTAGCCACTAAAGCTTTTGTACCAATAAATTCCCAAGCATTTTTATATTTAAGTGTTGATCTAACTTGTTCAACTTGTTTGTCAGTTAAACCAAGAGCTTCCATGGCATCTTTTATAGTGCCATATATCATATCTCTTCTACCTAACGCCGCATTTTGTTTATCACTACCTGTTCCTTGTATAGTGTATAGTAAAAATACTTTTTCTTCTACAGTTAATTCGTTTTTTAAAACTGGAATTACTTCATCTTGAATATATAATTTAACTATTGGATCATTTTTAGATGTAACATTTAACTGATTTAATAAATCTTTATTAGCACCAAGTTGTGTAACATTAATATTATATAAAGGAGATGGCGTTGAAGAAATAAAATTATCTATTACTCCTTGAATAGCTTTTCCTAAATCTTTAGTTTTATTTAAAATACTTGTAAATATATCTGCTATTGTATCAGCAAAAAGTTTGCCATATTTCTTAAGATTATCTATTAAATATTTTTTTACTTTAGCGATAGTTTCAGCATTAATTTTATTTTTGCTTTTTTGTATAATTTTTGCAGCTCCTTTTAAAGTGCTAAAAAGCGCATTAGGTGGTATGCCTATTAAAGTTATATTTTTAAATCTACGCTCTTGTTCAGTTAAATAATCTATAGCTCTTTCAGTTGCTGTTTTTACTTTAGAGGGTGTTGCTGATAAAATAGTACCTGCAACTTCTCCTGTAGTAATACCTTCAAGGGCTGCGTTAGTTCTTAATCTTGATAATGTTAATAAAAAAGCTTTTGCTGCTTGCATTTCACCAGATTTTGCAAACTCAAAGTTAGGATTTACTTTACCATCAAGAATACCTACAGCTGCTTGAATATCTTTTACAGTAAGGTTAGGTTTAATTTTATATTGAAAATTATTACCAACTCTTATATCTGTTTTATCAAAAAATAAATCTAATAGTTTTCTTGGCAATTTTAATGGTTTACCACCAACTTTTATCTTTACATTAGGGTTTTTTAAACTACCAACTACCTCTACGTTTGTGTTAGCTTTTAATGTATTTAATATTAATTGAGCATTTTTTAATATATATCTTTGTATGTTGCTTGGGTTATGTTTTTTAAGTATATTTAATTTAGGATCATTAATTACTTCTACTGGAATATTTAATTCTTCTGCTAATAATACCGCACCTACGTCTTCAGCTAATTTATTTAGTTTTGCTATATCTGCTTTACCAGTGTCTAATATTTCTTTTCCAAGAGGAGAAGCCTCTATAAGAGCAACATGCTTACTTTCTAAAACCTCAGCTTGTGGTCCTTTACCCATAATACCTATAGTGGGTTGTACTGTTGTAACAGTTTCGGTTGTTTCTACGGTTGATGGATCTGCCACTTGTGCTGCTCTTTCATCATCTAAACTAGTAGTTTGACCAGCTTCTTCTAATCCTTCTTGTTTACCATACAAAGCAGCACCTCTTCTTCCAATTGTATTATAAACATATGTTGTAAAATCTATTTTTTTATTTGTTTTAGGATCTCTAGGCCTATAATTTTTTGCTATTATTACAAATTGTTCATCTACAAAAGATTGTGCATCTTCTGGTTTAATACTTCCTTTAGTTGGATCATAACCTATTGCTGCTAAAGCTACACTAGTGTATTGATTTTTAAAATCTGTTAATTGTTCAGGTGTTAAATTATCATAACCAATTCTAGCTAATTCATTTATATTACCTTTTTTAGCAGGGGCTGTTACAACAACCTCATCTAATTCTATTTCTCCTTCAGTAGCAGGATCTGATATTTCTTCTGTTATATTTTCTGTAATAGCCTCAGAATCTGTAATATCTTTATCAGCATCTAATTTAGGCGCTTGATTTTCATCAGGGGTATATTCAAAACTTCTTAAATCTTCTGGTGCATTTGGGTTTATTTTAACATCTTTAATTATATTGTTAATTTCAAATTCAAGATAAGAATAATTATTTTTATAACCTTTAATAGCTATATCAAATTCAGCTTTAGTAACTATGCCATCACTTAATCTTTTAACTAATAAAGAAACATTGTCTAAAATTTCTATTTGTTGATCCCCCAAAGCATTTACTTCGTTAACTTGATCATCATTTAAAGAGTTTACAATTTTATTACCATTTATTACTTCTCTTCTTACTTTATTTTCTAAATCAAATATTTCTGAATCAATACCTTTTTTTACTATAGGATCTGAAGTATTAGCTGATTTGTTTTGTAGTAAAGCTATTTCCTTAGTAAGTTTATCTATTAATTGAGTTTGATCTATTGTTCTAATATTATTAGAAGCTTTTAACCTTGAATTACTTGCTACAGCCGCTAAACCTGATATACCTAAAGCTCCAAAAGCACCTTGAATACCTTGTTCTTGACACTCTTGCGTTATTAAAGATGATTGAGCTGCTTTCATTGCTTCATCTTCATTACCAGTTTTAGCAAAAACCCTACTATAAACATCTGCAGCACATTGCCCTATTTCTGTAGTATATTCTGCAAAACTAGCTCCAGCAACATTTCTTGCTGTTATACCTTTGCCTTTAAAAAATTTACTACCTATCCTAGCTAGAGGTATATAACCTATTAGTTCTAAAGCACTTTTTGTGCTAGCAACATTTAATGGTGTATTTACATCATCTAAACCTTGTTTTACTAATTCTTCGATTGATATTCCTAACCTAGCAGCTTTAGCTTCATTTATTTCTAACCATGATTCTGTATAAAAATCAAAAAAGTATCCACTTGTGGCTGTACCTGCAAAATAAGCAACAGATCCTACGGCATTTATAATAGCACCTATAGCTGAAGCTTGAGCTCTTTGATAATTTTCTAATGCACCAATAACATCGCCTTTTTTTGCGTCTTTAAAAATATCTTTAACTGTTTCTATAAAAGGAATTCCAGCTCTTCTTTGTTCTAAATTTTTTTTAAAATTATCTAAATTTTCATATACTTCTTTTTCACCTATACCTTCAAACAAAAGATTATCAGGATCTAAATTAGAAGTATCAAAGTTTTCTAATATTCCATATTTTTCATTATAAAAACGCAGTTCATGTTCAAAAAGTCTTGAAGCTGCTATATCCATTGAAGCCCCTTGCCCGCTCCAAAATTCACCTATTCTTCCAAGATCTCTTCCAGCATTAAAAAAATTATTTTTATAATGCTGTATAATACTCATTTTTTTACCATCTTCAAATGGTTCTAATAATTCGTTTATTTTTACTATTTGCTGAGTTAAATTATTATATAAATCAACAGACGCTTGAGTTAAAAAATTATCTGGATTACCTAATTCGGTTCTTCTTCTAAAAAATTCATTTCTACCAAGTTTTAATTCTGCAATTTCTACTTCATTTTCTTTTAGTAAATCAGGTGATATTTTAAGTAATTCATTATCTTCAGGAGTTATTTCTACTGTATTATTTTCTTCTAACCAAGTTAGTATGGGCGGCTTATACCCTTCCTGCCCAAAATATTTAGGTTCTTCAATTTCAAGTTTTGGTTTTGGGGTTAATACAACTTCTTCAAGTTCTATTGGCCCTGCAGCATCAACCTCAGCTTGTGCTAATTCTATTTGCTTTTTTTCTTCACCTACAATATCTTCTCTTTTTTTAACTTCTTCGCCGGGTTCTTGTATAGATGATCCAATTACTTTCGGCCCTACTTTTGTATAACCTCTTTCAGCAATAAAATCATCTATACTGCCTTTATACTTTTCTTTATTAAGTATAGCTTCTATTTGTTCTAGAGAAAATTTTTGCCCGTCTAATTCCCACATAACTATATACTTATGGTAAAACTACTTCTTCCTGCACTTGTTCTTCAATAACTTCTGGTTGTTCTACATTTTTTGGTTTTGGTTCTCCTAAAGGAAATTTATTAGGTATTTCTGTTTCTAAAAACCATTTTTTATAATCTTCTACAAACTTGTTTTGTTGATTTTTATTCAAAGCAAAAGCAGGTTTTAAATAATTATCTGTTACTTGTGCTAATATATTATTGTTAAAAGCTATTGGTTGATCATAACTTTCGTTCATAGCTAATATACCTTGTGCTATTTTATTCATTTCTAAATCAAAAACTTGATTATTAGCTATTGTTTCTTTATCAACTATATAAAAATCTTGAACCATGTTATCCCCAACGTCTTTAGAGTCTATTTCCATTTGACCTTGTTCATCTTTTTTTCTAAAAGTTTCTGTAACACCTCCGGTTAAAACAGGTGTGTCTGAGCCCATTTGCTCTTGTTCAAATATATTAGAAGCTACCATTTTAAAGTCAATGTTTTGTTTACTTACATCTGGTATAGATACATACATGTCTTGTTTTTCAGATAACAAGTTTAATTTATTTAAATATATTTTTTCTACAAAACCGTCTTCATCATAAATATCCCAAGCAAGCTTGTTTATATTACCATCTTCAGCGTGTATTTCAATTATACCTTTAATATTATCAGAAAGAACATTCATAGCTCTATATCTACTATTGGGTGTACCCATTAAATCTACACCACCCATTAAACCAGCATTTATAACTGCCTCTTCCCAAACTTCTGTATTAGATAAAATGTTTTCTAGAGCAGTTGTTATTACTTGAACACTGTTTACAATATCGTTAGCATATTTTCTATCATAAGCAGGATTTTCACTAGTATTGTTTTGCAATTTTAATTGTATGTCAGCATATACCTTAACAAATGGATCATATAAAACAGAGTAATCTACATCATAATCTGTTGTATCACTATACCCTAATTCATAACTTAACCTTGATTGTTGTTCAGCTACCTTTTGCTGATTTTCTTCGTTAAGACGTTTATTTTCTAAAAGTTTTTCTTTTAATCCCATTGTATTTTATTTGAAAAGTTTTTGCATAAATTGACCTCCCTTGCCACTACCCCAAGTAACAGCACCACCTATAGTGTCAAGTCCGCCACCAACACTACTTGCTATATTACCAATAGCTTGAGATTTTCTATACGATGCACCAATTTCTCTATATTTAGCAGCATCCTTTTCACCTCTTAAATAATCTATAGAATCCTGTTGTCTTCTTTCTTTAGCGTTAAACGCAAATGCTCTACCTGCTGCAGTAGCTTCTTGTTCTCTAGCACCCTCAGATATTTGTATACCTTGAACTCTTTGTCCTTCAGCTAATTCTAATCTCTCTAATTGTTGTTGACCTTGCGCTCTAAGTTTTTCATTTTGAGCTTCTTGTTGTTCTATAGTAGCAGCAACACCTTTTTTACTTTGTAAAGCAGCTTGTGCTAAAGCAGTTGCACCACCAGCACTTGCACCTGTTGCTCTTAATGTATCTAATGTATTTGCTAATGCTATATCAGCTTCTTCAATTTGCATTTCAGCAGCTGCAGTAGATACACCTAAACTTGCAAAAGGGTTTGATAGTTTACCTGATAAATCTTTAGCTAATGAACTAAGGTCTTTTACGTTATCGTAAGGGTTTATAATTGGTTGACGTTTTATAGCTGCTAACTTTTTTTGTGCTGCTCTTCTATCATCTGCAGCTCTTCTTTGAGCTCTTTTTGCAGCTCCTTTAGCTATAAAACCTGAAACTATACCTCCTATTGCACTAAATAATCCCATAATTTTAATTAATATGATGACTCAACAGTATCACTAGATACTGCGAATAATTCTTTTCTTTTGTTTTGTGTGTTATTTAAACTAAATTTAACTGTACTAAAAAATCCTTTAATACCAGTCATGTTATTTCCAAATATTACCTCGCCTTCTGTAGCTGAAGAATCATTAAGTATATTTGCAAAATATTTATTTTCTTTTCTTTTAAAACTATTTGTAAATAATTCATTAGAAAAATCGGTTAAAGACGTTGGTAATATATATTTTGATACTGGAACTAAAGCTGTATCACCTGAACTTGCGTCAAGAGAGCTTACTATCCAATCACCGCTACCTTCATAATTTATTGTTTGAAACACTTTAACTGTTGATGGTTGAGCATTTAAAACTACTGTTACTGTTGAATCTGAAACTACTCCATAAAAATTACAATAATTTGCAGATCCATAGTGTTGATATAGTTTACCTGTGTTGGTTGTAAAGAATGTAGATGATAAACTAAATATACAAGATGGTTTATATGTTAACAAACTAGTCCAACCTTGTACACTTTCATCAAACGATAATGTATTATAACTTGATGCTGTTTGTATAGATAAGATATAGTTTTTAGTGTGCATATCCCAACCACCTACAACTTTATTAACCGCTGTAGAAGTTAAGTTATCTCTAAAGAAATCATGCATACCATAACCAGATATTTCTACAATTTCTCCAGCTGATGATAATCTAAGCACACAACCTCTTTTTCTATCTGTAAAATATTTTCTATAACCATATATAGCAAAACTTGTAGGATCAGTTGATATACCATATTCTCCTTGATAAGGAACTATTTGACCTATGACTAAGTTAGAACTTGTTACAGCCGCATTACCCTCTGCAGAGTATATAGCATCTTTATCTATTAAAGCTCTATTTACTTTATCTTCTTGGAAAATAATTAAATTTGTATCTTCTGCATATAACTTTTGTATTGATCCTTTAGCTGGATCTACTGATCTTGTTATATCTTCGCCTACTGAAAATTCGTTTGTTTGATTTATACCAGTTCTAGAATTAAATACACCTGAATAAATCATTGTATTAAATCTATTTTGATTATTAGGGTTATCTTCAACAATATGAGCTTTAACACCTAAATCAGTAATAGTATTATTATAACCACCTCTAATCCTAGCTTCTTCAACATACCAATCATTAGCATTATCATTTGCAAAAGCTTGAGGTACGTTTGCGTATGGAACCGTAGGCGTTGATGGATTTTCATCAACAACGTTAGATAATTTCTTCAACCAATATGAGTTAAAATATTTTAATTCTAATGTAGCTCCCATGTTATTTTATTATCACTTATTTTTTATCATTATTACACCCAGCCTGTTGCACCTGGCATTGGTTGTGCACAAGTACTAAATCCACTTTGACAAGCAACTGCATAAGCTCCTGAGTTACATATTTTTTCTGATACACTTGGCGCTATTTTTACACCATCTGTACCAAACTTAGCTGATACTTTAATTTGATCAAAAGGTTCTGTTGAAACTGTATCTGTGTTAAATGTTCTAAACTCGTTAGCATTAGGTGTTACTGGGCTTGTTAAACCAACATTACTATAAAATAAATCTACATACTGAGCATAAGGTATTGGTGCATAATAATGTGTAGAGTTTGTAGCAACACAACCATAAGAAGTTTGTGTAGTAGAAACGTCATATTTATATGCTTTAGGTGTTCCACTGTCTTGAACATTAGCATTGTTTTCAATTACACAATCACTATAATATAAATCACTAGAATTTACCCAAGCACACACTGCATCTGCGTTTACTAAAGCTTGTTGTGTTATTAATTCTGTAGCACAAATCGCATATTCACCTACTTCATCAAAAGCAAAAGCCACAGAAGCTTGTTTACCAACTGCGTCTGCAGCGTCAAAAGTACTATTAATAAGTTGTCCTGTACCAGCAACTGGATTTTGATCAAAGTTATTTATATCTGCTATTTGATTCCATGTATTAGTACCATTTGGATCTCTATAATAAACTTTCCATGTTACCGTTGATTCAGTAAAAGAAAAACCTAATGAACTATTATTAGTAAAAGATTGCTGTATTATACATTGGAATACAACTGTTCCCTGTGATAATGCGCTACCTATTTTAAATCCTCCACCTTGTGAAAACCCTGATTGAGCAGCTGTAGGTGTAACAGGTAAGTCATTAGAAGCTAAAGTACTATCACTAAGATACCACACACCAACTACGGGGTTTTGATTTATAGGTGCAGATAAATAGTTTACACCTGGATTACCAGCACTACTATTTATTTTACAGGTTGATTTAGCACCAGCGTTAATAGCTGTAGCACCAACAGTTATTTGTTGTGTTTTAGTAACGCTTAAACTACCTGTTTGTGCAACACCATTTAAAACTGCATCTTCTATTTTTAATGTTAAAGTATAAACACCAATAGGTGTAGTATTAAGTTTTGTTATAGCACCGGTTGTACTATTTATGCTAAAATAATTATTAGAGTTTCCAGCAGTTATACTATATAACAAATCATCTGTATTGTTGCTGTTAGAACCATTATTACCATCTCTAGTTACAACTGCAGTAGCATCTACAGCAACTGTTACATCTGGTAAACTTGCACCAGCAGTAAACTCAGGAGCAATATTATCTAAAGATCCTGTAGCTGTTACGGTACTAGTATCACCAGCGTTTGTTGTAAATGTAAATGAAAAAGTATATACATCTTTTGTAGAACTATCATCTCTAAAAACAAATTGATTGTTTGATGTTTGTAATTTATATCCTGTTCCCGAAGTTATTAAACTAAACTCTGACGTTCTAGTTGTATCAGTACCATCTTTAACAACCATATTAACACTTGTAATATCTGTATTAGCAAAATTACTACCTTGGTTGTTTTGCGGATAAAATACACCTGTTAAATCTATACTAGCAGCCATGTTTTCATTTTGTGAATAAGACATGTTAGACAAAGCTGCGACACCGTCAAAACCAGTTTCTACATCTGCATTTAAATCTGCTATTAAACCTGTTGTAGATGTTTCATAAAACAATTGTAATGCTGATTCTACAGGTTCTGTTTCTGCTATAGACAATTGTGGCACCATAGTGGCGTCTGTTATTCCTATTGTAGTAGTTCCTGAGTTTAATGTTGCTAGTCTAGCTATCAAAGGATTTGTATCTAATTGATAAAAATTAGTTGGCGTAGTTATTTCACTTGTTGCCATTTTTAAATCATCAGCATCAGCTATAGTATCTGCAGTCATAGCTAAAGGTAGTACTTGAGTACCACTAACGTTTACAGGAAAAAACTGCACATTATCAGTAGCTGTATTATTTACTCTACCATATAGTCTTACTGAACTTCTAAATTGTTTTTGCTCTGGCCCTACTTCTGATAAATCTCTAGGAACTTTGTTAATATTATCATTTAATAATACAACATGTCCTGTTTTACCATCTTCATTAGTAGGAAACGTCACACTGCTTTGACCTGGGTAACCATCTAGAAACCCTGGAAAATAACAATTATAATAATCTTGTTCTTGTTGTTTAACAACTATTTTATAGGAATACCAACCTAAAGGATTGTTAAGGTTATATGCAAACTTTATGTCTGGATTATTTAAGTTTGATAAGTATAACTCATTATTTATTTCACCATCTGTGGTAACAGTATAACCTGGACCACCACTTACATTTGTTACTTTTACAAAATCAGTATATTCACCTCTTAAATATGAGTTAATTACTGGTATACCGCTAGTATCACCACCGCTTAAAGTAAAAGTATAAGTGTTGTTATTTATTGTTGTAGCAGTACCTGTTGTATTAAAACCGTTTGATATAGCATCAGCATATAAACCAGGAACACCCGTGTTATTGTTTTTAACACTAGTGATAGAACTATTAATTACAACTTTTAAAGCGTCACCCCACCATTCTTTCAAGTTTTGTGTACTTGATCTATATGGGTGATAAAAGGTTGAACCACCAAAAAATGTTCCGCCCACACTTACCCCATCATCTACTGAAGATAAAATTACCGATGATTGTCTTCCAAATTTATCAGCTAAAATAAAACCAACTTGATAATTTCTATTTTGTTTTAATGTGTGGTTAGGATATTCTGCCCATGTTTCAAAAGCAGTTGAGCTTTTTGCGTTAGCACCTACATTATAATTTAATGAAGCAGGTGGTGTATGTTGACTTTGAAAATTAGCATATATTACTCTGTTACCTGAAACTTCTTGTGCTAAAGCTCTCACAGGAACTTTATCATATACTCTTACCGTTTGTCTTTCAGGAAGTGTTTTATAAGGTTTTCTTGATTGATAATCATAAGTATAAGTACTTATACTACTTGTTGTTGGAGGAAAATCACTTGTTAGTACTGTATCTAAAACTTTAACAGCTCTACCATCAGACTCTTTATATAATATATCTATTTCAGTTATTTTATATGTATCAGCAGCTTGATCTCCTAGTTTACTTTGTACATCTGGAAGAGGTATTATTAATTCTACATTTTGCACACCATTTTGCATAAAATCTAAAATAGTACTTCTATAAGCGGCATCTTCATTACCATCTAAAAAATAACCTTTTTGTTGTGGAATAAAAGCAGGTTGACTAAACGGAGCCATTAATGAATATTCATTATCATCAAACTTAAATCTATAGCTAAATCTTACAAATAAATCTTCTAAAAAATCTGGATCACCAGGCCAATCAACACCTCCATTAAAATCATAAGTAATGTCTTTACCTGTCATTGTTGTTGCTAAAAACTTAACTGTATCAGTAGCAAGAACTTGTGAAGCTGGAGCAACGTTTAAAGTTACTGTTGTTCCTGATATGTTGCTTACATATAAATATTCTGAAGCTGCAATTTTCACAGCACCAGCATTTGTAGTAGCTACAACTAACATACCTTTTTTAATATTAGCATTTGATTGAGCTAGTGTTAATGTTGTTGAAGGAGGGCAAGTAGCACCTGTTACTTCAACAGTTTTTAATAATGTTAAAGCTTCATATGGGTTATATTTAGCAACTGATATTTGATTTTCTTTTGTATAATAACCTAAAGATTTAGTAACATTTATTTTTCTAGGTTGATTTAAATTATCAGTCCAAAACAATAAATTTTCTACTAAGTTAATTCCTGTAATTACGTTATTTTTACTAAAATTTAAAAAACTACCCTCAACTAATTTAGTATAAGTACTATTAAAATATTTATATATATAATGATTAGTATTGTCTGTTAAAAATAAATATATAGTGCTATTGTTTGAATCAGCAAAATAACCAATAACCTCTAAATTAGCATTTCCTAAATCAGTTCCTGGAACTAAAGTATTACCTAATACATTTTCTAAAGCACCTATATCATCAGCTTCAGATTTACCTACAGATATATTCTGCGCATCACGATATTCACCATTAGGTATAAGTCTATCATCCAAGTCTTTATTCATCTTGGACTTCAAGAAACTATTTTTAATTTCAGCCATATTTAGTATTTAATCCATTTAGATTTATTCCTCATTACTTGAACTATTTGATCAAGTTTAATGTTAGATAATCTAATTTTAGCATTTCTTAATTTAGCGCTTCGTTCTTTTTTAAATCTTTGAACGATGTATTCTTGTATTCCTACACTTGTAGATAATATTGAATATAATATATGAGCATATAGAGCTTCTTCTGCCATTTTAGGTATTCTTAAATCTAAATCATAAGCATTACCATCTGATATATATTCTAATATTATTAATTTTTCTTTTAAGTTACTTGAAAAACCAAATAAACCTTTTCTATCATCAATTATAAACCAACCATTTCTTTGACTTGTTTCAGGGTTTAATCCATATCTTTGACCTAAAGCTCCATCATAATAGCTTGTCCAATAAATATCTGCAATAGAGTAATCATTTATATAAGCACCACTAATTTTTCTTGGGTTATTAGCATCCCATTTTTCTGTAGTTTGTGATGTACCATCTATATTAGAATTATTACCATCTTGTGTAGGTACACCATCATTGTCTTGCGCGGGTGTAGCATAAGGTCTTAATGTTAATTCGTTAGCTGGAAATATAGTATGCTGTACTCCCATGTTATCTATGTAAGAAAATCTTACGTAATTAACATAGTCTTGAGGTATAACAAGAGATAAACTTTCTGGAACAGTTAATTCTTGTGATCTTACGCTTTTTAATGTATCATAACTAAACTCTTGTAATCCACGTTTTGCATGAAATATAACATCTGTTCTTTTTACACTAGGTATTAATTTTCCAGGTCCCACATAAGCTATTAAAAAATTATTAATAACATCATCTAACTTAGTATACTCGTAACTCCCGTGCATGTCCCACAATGTATCTTCATTCATTTGAATTTTAAGATAATTACCGGATGTTAAACTAGAATTTACTGTTACTATATTATTTACTTCTGTCCAAGGGCTTGCAAACCTAAAAGTTATAGTGGTCGCATTTGTAATATTAGCAGCTAAATTATCTACACATGTGAAATTAGCATTACTATTTATTGTTTGTATAACTCCTATTAAAGTTCCATCAGCTTTTAAAACTGACATACCAGCTAGTATATTGTTATTACCTGGGTTTATACTTACTACTTTTTGACCTGTTACGTTACTACCAGCGGCAGCTAATGCAGCACCTGTTGTAGCTGTAGCAGCTGGAGTTAATTCAGTCCATGCATTTGCATCAGGACTTGTATAAACTTTAAAGTTGTTTAAACCATAACCTGTTGCTGCAGGATCAGAGCTACCAAAAGTTAAATTAGTTTCAAACGTGCTAGTAAAAGTTTGACCAACACCTGTACTTGTGATAGAAAATTGTTCTGCACCTGCGTAATATTGTCTGTTAGTTTCGGTGATTAAACCACCATTAGGTATAGGCATAATTTATTAACTTTGTTGATTTATATTTTCTTGTTGAATTTGTGAAGCGGCAACTTGTATTACTTCTGGATTTCTAACTACAACTCCAGCATATAATAATATTTTTAATATTAATTCTATTTGTTCTGCAGGGTGTAATTCAAAATTACACGATGAAGTAGGTTGAAACACATACTGAGATCCTGAAGTAAAAGACCAAATAGGTGGTATAGGTTTTCTTATATAACTTGTTGATAATCCGCTGGTTATACTAGTAGGGTAAACCGTAAGCTGATTATTTTCGTATGTATAAATAGGGTTTGTAGTAGTAGGTTTAGTTAAATTAGAACTTAATAAATGATATAATTCACCTCTATCAACTCTTTGTAATTCTTCAGTTGATAAAGCACCTACTTGATATAATACTTGACCTAATCTATAAAATTCTTTTGGATAAAGATTTATAATTATAAGTTGACCAGCTGTTGGCTGACTACTTAACGTTAATGTTGCTCCACTTAAACTATATGCTGTTGATGCTAATTCGACACCGTTTACAAAAACATTTGTAATGGCATCAGAGTTAGATAAAGCTAAAGCATCTCCCGTTAACGTATATGTTAAACCAGGGTTTACAGCTGTAAATTGTTGTGTTGCGGAAGAAGTTCCTGAATATTGATTAGGTAAGTTAAAAACGTTACTTGAAGATATTGATGTAGCGCTTCCATAATCTTTAAATATAGAGATTTTTTCATCGAGATTTACGACTCTATCAGCGTAATCTGTGTTTGCTTGTGGTACACGTAACTGTTGGTTTAAACTATCAAAATATGTTTCAAATATTTCTAGTTGTGATTGAGCACCTATTTTATTAAATTCCAAAGGTGTCATATAACCTCTTTGTTCTTTGTTTAGTATTAATAAAACGGTTTGATATACAGTGTTTACGTTTATTGCCATTTTAATATTTTATGTGAATAACAGCTGGGCCACCAAAGTGACCCGCTATTATAATTATAGTTACATATTATTGTAACTTTTTATCTATAGTTTTGTAAACTTCTACTCCTTCGTCGGTTTTAAACCAAGCTGCCATAGCTGAATAAGGATTTTCATCAAAAGGAACTGTCATTAGTTTTCTATCATTAGAGCCCCAATGAAAAGTTCTTTGATCTTGTGATAATTTTAAAATTCCTTGCTCAACAGCTACAATTGCTGTGTTTCTTAAACCTACGTTTTCATCATTAGCTATTGCCATAAACGCATGAGGATTTTTCTTAGCCATTAAAAGTAAATCTCTTTTAATTTCTTTTGAACTCATACTAGAAACAGAAGAACCTTTTTCTACTCTTAATATTGCTTCAGCGTGATTAATATCTAATTGCCTAGCAAACATTAAAGCTTCTATTTCTGCGTGTATTTCATCAACTTCGCTTTCAGCAATTACATTTGCTTCAAACTCTCTATACGTTGATCCTAATCTTGGATGATATAAGGATAAAAGTTTTTGTAAGTTTTGTTGTTCTTTTGGTACGGTTAATACACCGTCATCAAATACAATATGCCCCATTGTTGCTTCACCTTTTTGTTCATCTACAAATGGTGAATTTTGATTAGTTGCATATCTCAACTCTCTTTGTTCGTTTTTTTCTGCATCATACCATAATAAAGGGTATCTTGTAGAATGTCTAGATGATAACCTATATGTTAATGGAGACTGATCATGCAGTAAAAGATAAGTTCTATCTTTAATTTCCCATGTAGGTTTTTGAGGTTTTTTAACCTCTACTTTTTTTACTTGTATTGGTTCTTCAACCAACACTTCTTGTTTTTGTTTTGCCATGATATAATATAATATAATAATTTAATAAAATAAAAGGCTAGGCGCCGAAGCGCCTAACACTTTTAATAAGAATAATCTTAGTTTTGGAATAACACAAAGTTGTTCGCAGCTTGAGTAACTAAACATCTTTCAGATAAGAAGTTAACTACCATCTCATCAACTTCAGAAGTATAAGCACCACCAGCAGTACCAGTGATCCAGTTTTTATATCTTCTGTCGTCAGCTTGAGAAGCTCTATATCTTACATGCAAGAAAGGTCTTCTAATGTTTGTACCAAGAATTTGGTCATAAACAGTTGAAGTTCCAGCAGGGATAAGAACACCGTCGATATTATTTACCGCAACAGCACCTCTTGTAGAAGCGTCGTTTAAGTATTTCCATGATGTTTTATAGAAGTCATAAGAACCTCTTCTGAAACCAGAGAAACCAAGATTTAATGCCATGTCCTCAGAGTTTTCAAATAAACCATAAGCAACACCGCCTAGACCACCTGCAGAAATTTGTCCTAGCATGTCGTCAAATTCTAAATCCATGTCTCTATTTAAGAATAGCATGTTTTCTTCTATTGCACCTTGAGTGTCAAGGTTTTTAAGTACTGAGTCAAAGTCAGAAATACCAGTTGCTCCAGCGAATCCGCTAAATACGTTACCTCTTGCAGAGATAGCAGCGAATAAACCTTCAGAACCGTGAGCGTTAATAGTAGCTGAGAAACCAGGTACGTTAGCAGCTTGAGCAGCAAAGCTCACACCACCAGCACCAGAAGCTAATTCACCTTCTACCATTGCCATTTCTAAATAATCATCAAATCTTAGTCTTGTTTCAGACTCAGATTTTAAGTACCATAGGTATCCAGAAGTTCCATCTTCAGTAGCTACTTCAACCCAACCAATCTGAGCCATATCAGAACCATTGATAGCATATCTATCTTTGATAATGATTGGTTGATTAGCATATTGTGTAAATTGAGGTTCTACAGAAAAAGATCCACTGTCAGTTCCTTTAGCAAATAATGAACCATAAACAAATATTTTAAGGTTCGTAGCAGCACCACCACCTGTGAACAATCCGTCCCAGTTAGCAGCAGTAAAAGGATATGCTGTTATGTTAGTTGTTGTACCTGCACCAGCGGCAGTTGCACCAACGATACCTTTTAATACTACACCAGAGTCAGGGTTCATAACAACGATAGTGTCATTAGGAGCGATAGCGTTTTGAATAGTACCGTTGTTTGTTGGTACATTAAATACAGCTAAACCAGCTCCAGGCCCAGTTACACCTGTGTAAGAGATGTGTAATCTGTTTTGCTCAGACCAGATAACCTGATCAGATGTCATTGGCATTTCAGCGCCAACCATTCTTAAGAATCCAGATAAAGTTCTATTACCATATCTTTCAACTTCTTGCTCATATATCTCAGGGAGATATTGCTGAGCAAAGTCATTAGCTCCACCATTGAAAGCTAAATAGTTGCTTTGTAAAGCTTGTTGTACTTGAGAAGGTACGATCGACCCAAATACAGGAGAAATTGATCCCATAATAATTTAAAGTTTTTAGTTAAATTTTCGTGTTTTAATTTTAAGTTTTGAAGAATCTATACCACTAATTGACTTAACTTTTAATCCTCCAACAAACACGTCGCCTGGATTACTTGTTCTAGGTTCTGTATTTACATTTTTAGATTGTGCACTTAAATTTTTAATTGCATCAGCTTTGCCTTGCTCATAAAAATGTTGTGCTATAGTGTCCGCATTATTAGCAGCATACATAGCTTTGTGATAACCTTTTACATCATTTACATTTCCTTCCTTATCTAAGAACTTCTTAATGGTGTTGGAAATATCTGATTGATTATCAGCTACATCATTAACGTTTTTAATTCCATATCTAAACTTTTTTTCTCCTACCGAAAAATCAAAACCTTTGAACTCGGGACCAAAATAATTTTTAGTATTAGATTTGAACGTTTCATGTTGTTGTTCTGCTACTTGTTGTTCTTCATTGTAGCGATTGAAAAAATCCATAGCTTTTTGTTGGTCTTGAGTAACACCAGGTCTCAACTTGATTTCCTGGTAATATTGTTTCTTTAAACCTTCTAAATGCTGTTTGGCTTTTGCAACCTCTTCTTTATATGCAAGTTGTGCTTTGCGCACTTCTCGCGGTTCATCTACATCTTTATCCCATGAAAAATTATCTTCAATTAAAAAGTTAATTTCTTCAGAATTTAAATGTGATTTCGTTTGCTTATAATACTCTCGTAATAAAGTATCATTGTCTACGTTTGAATAATCATGATTTAATCTTACATAATCTTCTAATGTTCCACCAGTTTCATTCATAAAGTCTACAACTTTAATTATATTTTCTGGTAACGTAGGTATATTTTCTTTAGGAACATCTTGAGATATAACCGCTTCTGGTTTATCTTGAGATTCCATTTTTTCACCGATTTCAATAACTTCTTCTTCCTTTTCAGGTTCTTCTACTATTTCTTCTATTACCGGTTTTTCTTCTTCTTTAGATTCAACAAGGGCATCGGGCTCTTTATCGGATTCTCCTCCTTTAATTTCCACCTTCGGTATATCTCCGGATGGTTGATCATCAGGTATTGTTTCTGTTTTTGGCTCTTGAATGGCATCTTGTTGTTGTTCTACTTTTTCTTCAGTTTTTTCAACTGGTTTTGATAAATCTACTTTTATAGGTTCATCGTTTTTTACTAGTTTTTTAGGTTTAAGCATTTTAGCTTTTACCTTAAGCTTTCCAGCTTTCTCTTTTGTTTCTGACATAATATAATATAATAATAATTAATAATAATTGTTAAATCTGATCAATAGGTATTCCACCAAATTGATTTGTTTCAAAATCTGTTGGTAGACTATCATTTTGACGTTGACTTATCATTTTAGACTGTTGTGTAGCCTGTATTCTTGTTCTTTCGTCTTTTCTATCTTCAATTTGTTTTTCTTTAGCTTTTTCAGCATCAAGATCAGCTTGTTTAAGTTTAAGATCATACTCAAATTGTTGAGCCATTTGTTCTCTTTGTATTTCAGCTTCAGTTTGCATTCTTTGAATTTCAAGATCTGATTTAGCTTTTTCAAATTGAACATTAGTTTCGTTAAGAGCTTCAGCTTTTTGAACATCTGACATTGCAGCTTTTTCTGCAGCTTCAGCATTAGAATCTGCTTGAGCTTGAATGTTAGCCATCTGAGTTTCTTGATCACCTTGCTGTTTTTTCATTCTCTTATATTTTAAAACTTGATTTGCTAATTGTAAATTTTTAATTTCTCTAATATCAATAGCATCTTCAAGGAATATTTGATTTTGTTGTAAAGCCATTTGAATATTTTGTTCAAGCATAGCTTTTTCTTCCTCTTCAGGTTCTAAATCTAAAAATACACCAAAATCATAAAGATGTAAATTATCTATTTCTTGTAATGTAGCAACATTAAATTTACCAATACTTGCTCTTAATGAATCGTTTGTTAATTCAAAATCTAACATGTCTGAAACTCTAAGTGATATATTTTCACAAGTTTTTAATGTTAAGTATAATGAAGCATTTAATATATGTTTTGTAGCTGTATTTGAAGCATTAGCTGCCATTTTTTGTAAACCAACTAAAGCATCTTTATCTGGCATACTACCATCTCTTGCTTCATTAAGTCCAGTTACATCTCTTATCATTTGTAAATAATACTGATAAGTATTAATTAAAGATCCTATTTTACCATTAGCACTAGATGTTTGTAATTCTTGTATAGGTACTTTACCTCTATTTGGATCACCATCTTGAGTTAAAGATCTACCAACTATACTACCAGTTTGAAAGTACATATTAAGTGCTTCTTGTGGATTATAATTAGTTCCATTACCTAAATCAACTTCTGCTAAACCATCTACATCTACAAATACACCATCTGGTACCATCCTAGCAATTACTTGTTGTAATTTTAAAGAGGTTAATTGAATCATATCAGCAAACCCTGTAATACGATTTACTAATGAATCAATTCTACCTTGATACATATGAGGAGCTACAATGTTATAATTCATGTTAACTTTTGTTAAATCACTTTTAGGTCTGGTCATATTTGTTGCCATTTCCCATCTTAACATTTGCTCTACACCTAAAACTTTAGCACCACTAAATAACACTTCAATTGATCTTGAAACTCTATCAAAATTATCACTTGGTGGTGGGTTAAAAAAGTCAGGTTTTTCTAATGCTTTTTCTAATCCTTGTTCTGTATGCTTTAATTTAAATACTTGATCTATATAAGTTTTATATTCAAAATACATAACTTGTACTAAATCATTATTATAAGGTCCTTTCTGATATCCTTCTCTACCGGGATATTTTTGAATCATTTTTAAATCTTCATTAGTTAAATTAGGGAATTCCTTTTTTAACTCAGCAAGTGTTATTGATTTTATTTCACCTACATAATATATATCTTGAAAATTTGGATCATTAGTATATGACCAAACCATGTTAGCAGGATTTACATAATCTACAACAACACCTTCAGACTTATTAAAACTAGTTTTTACAGCCCCTATACCTATAGTAACTATATCTTCAACTAATCTTTTCTTAGTTAATTCGTATTTATTAAAATCTAATACATTATTAATTACCTCTTCTTCAGCTATTTCAACTGATTGCTTATAATTTAATTGCATATGAACCTCTAACTCCTCTTTATTTTGAGGTAAATTAGCTGGATCAATAGAGCTATATATATCAACTCCTAAATTTTGTTTTATGCTATCTAACAATGGTTTACTCATCATGTCACGCATAATAGAGTTTGCATAGTTAGTTCTTTGTTTTGTTGAAAACGGATCTTGAGCAAAAGCTTTTATATCATAATTTTTAGCTGATATACCATTAACTACTATATCTACAAATTTAGGTATAATAGGTACCGGTTTCCAGTCTAAATTTAAATAGCTTAAGTCACCATTAATTGATAACTCATCTTTATATTTCTGTACAGATTGTTCGCCACGAGCATATAATCTTAATCTGTTAAAGTTTTGATAACCAGTGTGCCATTTACCACTGTTAATTCTACCTCCTCTAAACCACTCATATTCAATAGCTTGACCTACTTTTAAGCCATATTCCCAACTAAGCTTTTCCGCAACAGGTACCACCTGACTTGGAAATGAACTATTAGTACTTGTATTAATCATTTATTATTATTTTTGATTTATAACCTTGGTTATCGTATTTAGAAAAATTTAAATTTACTTTTTCTTTAATAACTTCAGCTACTGGTCTATATTTATTTTTATTGCAAGCCATAATAGCTAAACCTGAACTTATAGAAGCATCATGTTTAGTTCTATTATTTATATCAAAAGCAGCCCAATCTTCTAATGTTCTTTGAAAATACATTGATCCATATTGTTCGTTATTGTAACCTACAAAATTTTCAATATATGATTCAATAGCGGCAGCATGAGCTTGT